GCATATCTCGCATTTAGCCATCACATCTCTCCAGTCATGGCAAATAGGTCATCTTGTGTCACATTTTCGTTTTCAAACCTATTTTCAGCATAAGCCAAGTTCATCTCTGCTTGCTTAAAATAACTGTCTTTAAGCTCAATACCGATTGCCTTTCTGCCCATTGATACAGGGCTATAAACCTCACTACCTACGCCCATAAAAGGCGTTAGAACTGTTTCCCCTGGATTGCTGTACAGTTCAACGATCCTATCAATCACGTCAAGTTGCAGCGGATGGACGTGCTTTTCATCGTCTTCATCTTTCCCGTCCCGAAACGGCAAAACATTATCAATCCGTATATCATCCCATACGCTTGATGCGTACCGCTGCCAGATATAGTGCGATAACTTATTGCTAGACGGCTCTTTGTGGTTTGCGTAGGTGTTCTTAAGATGATCCCAAAGCTCGTTCTCGTTCATTGTTGTATTGTTAGCGTTGTTAAATGCTCGCAAAATGTTTGGAAGTATTGGCGTTGCACCTGCATATCTTGTTAGCCCATATTTGTGCGTAACAGGAACGGTATTTTCGCCTCGCTTGGTAAATATCAACACATAGTCAGGCATCGCGGTAAAGCATTGTGTCGAATCTTCGACAATCAATTTGTGCATCAGGCTTTTGACCATTGTGCGCATTCTGACCTTCAGCGGCTCTTTCCATATTGTGATGCGGTTTCGATACTGAAAGCCGTATTTATCGTGTATCCGAATGATCTCATGCGGAAAGTCCCATAGGTTGCAGGAATTATCAAACACGTCTGTACAGTGAACCGCAGTAATACGACCTTTTTTTGTCACTCTCGCCATTTGTGAAATAAGGTATTCATACTGTTCTAAAAACTGTTCTTTGCTTTCGCAGTTTGAAAAGTCGCGCTCGCTGGAACTGTAGTTATACAGACCGGCGAATGGCGGAGAATACACAGACAAGTCGATAGACTCATCTGGCAAAGCAGGCAACACTTCCATGCAATCGCTGTTATAGATTGCGTATGAATCAGTAATAATCTGGTTCTTAGTCTTCATTTCATAAATCTCGGTAGTTGAATTGATTGATTAAATTCTTTTGATGAAAAAGAGAAGTCTCGATTAGTTGCCGCGACAAGGTTGCCATAAAGCTCGATTGCTTTTTTGGTCTTTTGTTCTAATGCTTCCATTACGCGGTCTTGTCCTTCACTGATCACCATGTCGCAGACAACTTCGTTTTTCTGGCCAAATCGCCAGAATCTTCTAGTTGCTTGATAATACTGCTCATAACTATAGGTTGGGAAAAAAACAGTATGACAACAGTGCTGCCAGTTAAGTCCCATTGATGTCATTTTTGCTTTTGTGATAAGCCTTTTAATCTCGCCCTTTGCAAAGGCGACAAGTATCTCCTCTTTCTTTTCTATCGACATCCCTCCGATGATTTCAACAGCATCAGGATCAAGTTTAGACAGTAATTCACTTTCGTCATTCAAGTTGCACCAATAAACAGAAGTTTTTTCTTTAGCAAGTGATACAGCTTTTTCACAACGTTCACGAACTGTTAGTTTCTGTTCTTGCCTAACCTCTGTAAATCTCTTGGCAGGCATTGAGAATAAATTCATCTGATCGCCATCGCTCCACGTCGCATCGTTCTTTACCGTGTGCTTAATGACGTGAAGTTTTGGCAAGTCATATCCTTCATCTGAAAAACCTAAATCAGATGGCTTCTTAACCATCACAGACCACTGGTTAACCCAAGCAAAGAAGTCTTTTTCAGCATGCGGTTTCAGATAGAACTTTTCGCCAATGTTTCGATTATTGCTATCTACGCTGCCTTGATTGCTTTTAAAGAACTTGGTCAGCATATCCATATAACCCATATACCCTAGAGCCTCCGAGCTGTTCCCCAGCTCAATAAAATCATTAGGGCTAGGAGTAGCGGTAGCCAGGAATCTGTATGGCACTTTCTTAATAAACGAGACAATCTCATCGCGTGTTTTACCGGCGAAATTCTTCAAAATGCTGGATTCATCCAACATCACGCACCCAAAATCTGACGGATCCAAAAGGTGTAGTCGTTCGTAATTGCATACGACTATTTTGTCTTTGTGACTGCCTTGCTTAAAATGCTCTACGCAATCAATTCCAATTTCTTCTGCTTCGTTTATAAACTGAAACGCAACTGCCAGCGGAGTAAGAATAAGGACTCGTTTATTTGTCTTTTGAACGATGTTATAGGCTACTGAAAGCTGAATCATTGTCTTGCCAAGACCGGTATCAGCAAACACACCTATACGGCCTTTTTTGACTGCTTTTGTTATTATTGCTTTTTGAAAGTCAAAGGCTCGTTCTGGCATCCATACAGGATCAAAACCAAACTCACCGTACGTATGTTTTTTCTTTTGTATAAACTCCAAATATTCCATCTCTCATCTCCTGTTTATCTAACGTGTGCCCAGCTCAAATAGTTTCTTACTCTGTACACCAATTGCCGATGCACTCCGTATTTCTCGCCCTGTTGTTTGTCTGTTAGTCCGTGTCTGTTAATTCTTATTTCTCGGACTATATCATCAGTAAGTTTAGCGTTCGGTAAATCAGTCCCTTTTGGATGAAACTCCCTGTGGCGCAGTAAGTATTCTTTTCTGTTCATATTTCCCTCATTCTACTAAATCAATTTAAACCGCTGCCAATACCATTTTGATATAACCCGCTACCCTAACCTGCCTTGTGGTTATATCGTTTGATGCGCATATCAATTGCCTGGGAATAAAAGGTATTCCTGAGTAGGCATATCTGGTCGTTTGTTTTGTATCCATCCATCTGGACGCGGTAAGCATAATTCCTCTACTCCAATCATTTTGGATTCAAGTACAATCTGCTCACTAAATGCCGAATACGCGCAAATCAAGCTTCTATCGTGCGTCTGTAAAAAATCAATCAACTCTTGTACTGTCATAACCCCATCTCCCGTCTTAGTTGTTGCATCTTCTCTTTGCGCTGTTCTGCAGTCATTGTTGGCGCAGGTAGGCCAGACCAGCTTCGATAGATTGCAGGTTGTGTTTGTGGTTTGCGTTTGGTTAGCCCGATGAATTCCGCATAGTTCGGCGGATATGACTTCTTGCCAATGTTGGAATTGTGCGCAATGTCTGCCTCGATGTTCTCAATCCCTTGTGCGTAGTCAATGTCTTTCAGGTCTTTCAACTTCAGACACCACAACTGAAACTCTCGAGTGTATTCGTTAGATTCTTCGCGCTTTATTGACAGGCCTTTAGACTTCGCCAGTTCGCCGTATAAGTCCGCCAGTCGGACAAACAGCGCCGAAACCAGAACTTCCGTTCGCTTGTTCCATCTCGCTGTAGATTCTTGCTGCTTCTTCCCGTTGTCGGTCTGCGTGAGTACTTGATTGATTGTTTGCATTTCGTTTGCTCCACTTCTTCGCGTTGCGTAACCATGTTCTTGTCGCTGCTTTCCAGCATTTCATCTTGTGTTTTCCAACCATCCAGCCATTCGATTCAAAGTAGTCAAAAAAGCTTTCTGGCTCATCTTTTGTTTCACATCCTTTTTCAATCATGTAGTCCCTTATATCTTCTATTGTTGGTTTATTCATTTAATCACCTTTCTTCAGGTAATAGTTGTCATATAGACCTGTTGTTCAGGGATGGTAACCTGAGGCCTCATGGTTAAGAGCACACGAACAGTATTACACAACCATTTTGCATCAATGCGTGGTGGCCAATTCCACTTGCCCTGAACTACGTGTATTTATCCGCGGTCTGACGTTATCCGTGCGCTAGTTGGTACTTGTCTCTGATTTAAGCCTCAGCGGCATGAAGTTTGAGTAGGTCAAACTTTTGATAAACGCCTGCCGAAGGTTGTTGAAACTGAGTAATCAAATAGCTAGAATTTCTAAGTGCCGTAAAAGGCGATTGGTATTCCAGATATCTGATCGCCCGGTCTGTCAACCACGGCAATTGATACAAAGTCTAGGCCTCTTTTTCGTCATGATCAAGGGGCCTTTTCTTTTTACTTATGGTCAAAAGTTCTCTTTGTAAAATTCGTCCACTGCTTTAAAAAAGCTTTCATCGGAAAATTGGCCCCCTTCTCCGTCGTCTGTTTGAATCCACACACTACGCTCGTCTTGTCGGCAGATCGTGTATATCCCGATTTCTAATTTTGGGTAATTTTCATCTGCGCTTCGATACATACCAAGTTCTGTTTTCATCTCTCACCTCATTCGTTGATAACATCATCTTCTTGATTCTGTTCATTCAGCCTTCTGGCCTCTTCTAGCAAACAGAAGAACGTGTTTGGCACTAGGTTTGCTCTAGCTACATCAACAAAGGCGGCATTTAAGCCTTTAGCACGCGCCACCTTAGCCGCTTTATTCCTTATCGCTAAAGCCTCTTTTAGTGCAGCAAGCCGGAACTGCTTAAATCTTTTAGCTGTAGCGGCTTTGTGAGTCCAGTCTGCATCACGGTGATTGTCGCCAGACACAATAGCTGCTTGATTAGCACTGAGCTGGGTCTTAATCCTCATCAGATCAAGTTCAATCTCCTGTATTTCGTTCTTAATATCGGCTGTGCTTATTTCGTCAAACATAACCAACCTCACAAAATCATATTGGCAACAAAAACAATAATAATTCCAGCAGGCATCCAGCCAAACACAATTCCCAGAATTCCGTAGCTGGTACACATTGCCCAGATCGAAAAGAATAGGGCGTAAAGGGTGAATATCTTGAATGTGTTCATTCTTCATTACTCTTAATGGTTGGTTTAGTTGCTGGTGACAGTTCAATGATCTGCTTGATAAGCGGCTTATATTTTGACCACCATTCAAGAGCACGTGAGTCCATTTGTGTGATTTTATCATCTGAAAACGAAAACCAATCTTCAATAGCATGCCGTTGACATCCAATCTGCATCACGTCATGCGTGTATGTAATCGGCCATAGCTCAAGGAAAATAGACTTTAACTCTGACATATTGCCGGTAGCACCACGCAAATTCGCACCACACAAATTCGCATCACGCAAATCCGCACCACGCAAATCCGCACCACACAAATTCGCACCACGCAAATTCGCACCACACAAATTCGCACCACGCAAATCCGCACCACGCAAATTCGCACCACACAAATTCGCATCACGCAAATCCGCACCACACAAATTCGCACCACACAAATTCGCACCACGCAAATTCGCACCACGCAAATTCGCACAAACGCCGCCTTCGTTGCCGTAAGTCCATTCTTTATGAGCCGTTAAAACTTCAGTTATATTCATTTCATTTCTCTCTTTATCAGTTATTTGTTTTTCAGATACTTGGATAGCTGCACCATAAACCCATAAGACGGAATTTTTGAACCAGCCCGAACAGCGGCAAGGTATGCCCGCGTGTATCCGATCTCTTTTCCCACTTTTGACAGATTCCTGTCTTCTAACTTTTCTCTCATTTCTTCAAGTTGCATAACTTCATCGCTCATTGTTTTCGCCTTTTGTGTTGGTTGGTGGTTGACATAATAACGCAAACAATCCAAAATGCAACTATCGAAACAAACAACGGAGAATGAGAATGCAAAAACACTTTGAGCAATACGAGCAATTTACAACTTGTTTAGATGGAATTGAGATTCAGTGTTTCTTGAGTTATGAACCAGGATCAACAGGTTGGACGGATGAGTGCGCTTACCCTGAATCTGCATCTGTCGAATACGTGTTGCTAAACGGCACTGACATCTGCGAATGGATGAAACCGAACGTGATGGACGTAATCGCCGCCCGTTACCTGGCGAACCGTAATAACGAAATCGAAGATGCGCGGACTGAGAAAAGAATTGAGATGCTGCCATGACGCTTGAACATCTAAATATCATGTTACAAGAGCCGAGCAAATTGTTTGATGCTGGCTATGATGATTGTATCGAAGGAAGAACGCCGCGCTTTGAGCATGAAGCATATAAGCGCGGATATAAATTAGCTGAAGAAATGAGAGGGTTAAGATATGAACAGAGCAATATGGGATCAAGTCGAAAAGACTATTTTCTCTTCT